GCATAAATGCGCAAAAACTGGTTTTAAGGAGCCAGGACTCTCAATAAAGGTGTTTGTTGTTGAAGAGGATGAAAAACCTCTAACTTCATTAGTCTGCAAGACTGTCAACAAGGTATATACCGATATACCCAGTCTTGCATTTATTTAACTCTCCCACTTGTACTCTGTTGGTTCGGTGCGTGCTCGAGTCCGCTAGTACTGGTTAAAGAGATCTTGGGGTAGATTCAGCTTTGGATCTACATTAACAGCTAATATGGCTTCTAGTAATGTAGAAGCTTATTCACTTTCCACTCCTTGCAGTATGGCCAATCTATGTAGTCCGGGGTTATTTAACAATTCGCGATTTTAGCGAGAGTAGAACTACCTAGTTAGGAGTGTTTTGCTGTAATCCCTTGTGGCTGCTATCGTTCCGTCATAAAAGAACCACTTGGAGCAGAATTCGGCTTTGTCCAGAGTTCCCAACGATGCTGACTTCACTATCTACCCCAACGCAGATGGTTGTGAGGCTTGCCTAGCTGTATGTGCTAAGAAATGTCTTTTGGCTGTTTTGGCCCATTCTCGTGAGACTATGATCATGACATCGTCACCCGCAGCGAACAATCTATACTGAGTTTTGGGGATGTGTCTCATGTAGTACTCGGCGTAGCATATGCTCCTCAATGTATTACCTAGTGTTGTTATGGGATCTCCAGAAAACGTGGTTCCTTCTAGAGTTAAAGGTGCATAAGTGTGCTTGGGGCCATTTATGTACTTCATGGATCTACGTTCCAATGGAGTTTTTGCTACAGGATCTTTGAATCCTGGCAACTCTACAAAAACCACTTGCTTGGTTTCGCACAGACTACTCAATATCCTACTGGCAGCGTTGTCCACAGAGACATGCTTGTACCTGTTTGCAGGGTGACTCAAGATGTGCTTGAGAGATGGTAGACATTTCCTGAAGAATCTGTTGTCCACTGCCCTCTTATTTACGGCATACTAGCATGAGTCAAAAGCTGATCCATCGGCACTAAGGACCATAGGGTTCTTTATACCGCAAGATTCCATTTGAATGGTCAATTCTTCGCTGCTCTTAGCATGTATGAAGCTAGGTATGACTGCCCTTATCGCGGGGAATAATTATTGTTGGATAGCTGCTATAACACTGTAACCTTGTCCGATCGGAATCATGATGTTTCTTGGTCTGGTGTCATGTTCCAAGTAACCTTCCGCATCAACATCTATTGCACCTATCTGGACTTCTCCCGCTTTAACCATGCACTGATAAGGTCCTTTTTCGAAGATGCCGTTTTATAAACACTCCTTGATGTTAGTGAGGTACTTTTAGATTTTCCCTGTTTGTCCTGCGAAAGCTTGGGGGGGGTAATCAAGGAAACTTCTGGGCTCTTCACTTTGTACCAATCTGTTAACTTCTTTACAGATTGGTGTTAAGTATTTCTCACAGAAGGCGTCGAAGTGGTGTTCATTCATTACTTCTGTGTGGCTGGATAGGTGGCGCCAAAGTGCATAGTACTAGTTCTAGACTTCTTTAGCGGACCACTCAAACTCTTAAGTGTTGTTATCTGTAAACACCACATGTCCAGACACCACTGCGGTGTTGTTCAATCCGTCCAGTGGTACCAGTTGATGGTTCTTAACTCCGTAACCCTTCAGTGGTTTAACGTATTGCTCCAGGGCCTTCATCCGTTTTTGGGTATTTCCTGAAGGATCCACCAATCTGTTTGTTGTGCCGAAAACCACTGGTTTCTTCACGAAGTAGTAGTCGCGTTCCTAGAGTTCAACACGAGCCTCATCCATTAGCTTAGTTTTCTTAGACCTGGGTGGGGGTGTAAAGATATGATCCTCGTCACACACATCATAGCAACAGTCTGCTGTTACGTCGTCGTATCCGTGTAGAAGCCCATCTGTAAAGAACATCTAGTTACCAGCTTCTCTAGGGTCAGTCCATTCCCATTAGGTGTGTCTGGTGTGTATCATTTGTCTGGGTCGCTACGGCGTTGTGAATGTGAAGTGTTAACCCAAATCAATGACTGCATCCTTCTTCTACATCCTGACCGTGCGCAATCGCCTGAAGATATATCCTAGACCGAGTGACAAACAGTCTCTCAGTTCTAGTTGCCTGTCTCCTGTGATCATATCGTAGAACTGATCATCTGCAGTTGCAAAGAATTGACTGGGGCTTAAGAATCCTTATTGAGCAGCTTCCAGGAACTCTGGGAAACTGCTAGGGGCTGGCAGTGTGTACTTCCCAAAAGCCTCCTTGAGTTTCTGATTCACTATCTTATTTCCTGGGACTTCTAGAGGTCTGTATTATCTCATCCAGGTGTCTTACACTGAGCAATCTAGTTCTTCGAAGGGCAAGAACACTTGTTTTATGTGCATGTTGTAGTGAGCAACGCTGGCTTGATCTGCAAACCATCTATACCACCCTGCATCATACTCTATAGCTGGCATTACATAATCTATGAATTGATGTCGGTATGCTTCACAGCCTCCTCTTGTGTTCATAATTATCTTCGCACACTCGGTTAATCCTTATCCTATCACTTCTATAGTCCCTTCTCCGTTTGGTAGTGAGTAATGGCCAGGTACTGGGTGAAATCTACCTCCTGTGACGTGCACTGTCCAGTCTTCCGGTAGGTCCAATCTCTAAAAATAATAGTACGTGTCAAACATCAAGACATGCACTCTGGGTTCATTTCGTGCCATGTTGAATCTGACCGGCTATACTGCGTTCCTCTCGAACACAGGCATGTCATTGAAATTATACTCCTCTAGATACTACCTGTTCGTGCTTACCCTACACTCATTCAGTTGTTGCCACGCATGTTACTCAAATTAAGTCCAGTATACATCGTTGTATTATCCTTCCCTGGGTCTTACTGCAGAATAACAAATACGCGGAATGTACATATCCCTGGTCTTGACAAAAGCAAGCCCTAAAGCTGCTAGTGCCTTCCTGACATGGTCTAATGAAGTGTCTAAGTGCTGGATAGAGGTGGCACACTGCTATATGTGGTCTAATATGTTGACCCTAACGGCTGCAACGCTTGGTGCATCCACTGGCCTCCCTGTCTCGATAGGGGGATTAACTGCTCCAGGGTACTGGTCTACTAGGTCGAATTCATCCACGGGTACATTCAAGGCTACTTATACTCTATTAGCCCAGTAGCGAGGGTCTAGGGGAACAACTTTAAAATTGCTCCAGTTTTCTTCGCAGCTTCTAAAATAAGAAGTCCATCTATCAAACTATGGAATAGCTGATAGGTCTTTAGAGAGTCTTGGGAATTGTGATGAGTAGACTCTTCTTAATAAGTTGATGTTAGAAACTAGCTTTGCACCAACATCAAGGATATTAATCTCTCTAGGTGCACCTTAAAACACCTTATTCCATTGTTCTGCTTGACAATGGTCTTGGACATATCTAGCCATGACATGAGCACTCCCTCCCTTACATCTTTTGGATTAATCTCCCCTAGTGGTGGGTAAAGCCCATTTTGCCATAGCCGCGAATGCAGATGGAGTGAAGTTCTAGCCTCTCTAGTTAGCCTCCACGTAGACTCCTCGCTGATCCACCTTTATCTTGAAATGGCCGCCGTTGGTGAGATCATCTGAACTAGGCGTGGTCCCGGTCTCGTCACAGTATAATGCTGCTATGTTCAACTCTCCTAGCTCCGATACAGATTTCCTGCTAATGGTCTTGTACCCCTTAATAGTGTGCAATATCTTTCTCTTTGTAGTCACAAGCACAGGTTTTTCTAAGGGCACTTCTGGGAATAGATGCTTATTGCTCTTTTTGAAACAGCTAGCCAGTGCTATTGCTGATGCTCTACATGTAGCTACTACACCCTCCATCGATATACGACCCCACTGGTACTTAAGGACAAGAGCAGACATCTCTTAAAAACACTAACAGTCATCCTCTAGGTTATGTTAGATGAGTGTGTTTAGATACTCTTCACTGAAATGTCTCCTGTCTTTCACGAGCTTAGTCTCCTCCTTTGCTTTACCGACTTTACGTTCGATAAAAAGTCGTCCGTCGGACTGTTCCGCTAGCTTTGCAGTTAATTCGTCGAGATCCCTGAATGCTGTCTACTTGTTTTTCCTAAGTAAGTAACAATGCTTTGTGTCGTAGACGACGCTGGCGTAGTGTGTCTAACTGACTAGGTGATCGACTAGTTTCCTGTCCTGTTCCAAACTGTCCATCTCGTGTATGCTTAAACATCCGAAGCCTAGTCTGGCGCATAATCTCTACAGTTGGAGTGGTGTTATGCCTCCTCTCTCATCCCTAACCACGTCCTCATTGTTGACTGCTGAGCCTTGTCGGACTAAACACTTCCACTGAGCTACTAAGGCGTCAATATCTCCTGATGGATTCTTGGTCATCATAACAAACACATTCAAACCGCAAAATCCATTGGTTGAGCTTGTCAGGGTATAGTTGTTGGTGGTCAGAGTATTGGCTGGACTCTACATAACCTCTCTCTTTGTGGTTCCGTCTCCTTGTGCTATGTCTCTATAAGCTCCTGGTTACAGCTTCTTGGCTCCCTCTATGATGCCATTCAATAAGCGTGTCATGGTCCACATATAATCTCCATCTCCCATAGTGATTTACCACTCCTCTGCGATACCGTTCCTCATTAGCTGGATGGCTTGAGCTGCAAATACTTCCGCTTCAAAGGTGATACTGCTGATGGATTAACCTACCTTATTAATTTCAGTAATCTCCACAGCCAGATTCAATAGTGAAGTGAAGATAGTCAGAGTGTTCTGGTTCAAATCTGGTGCTACCAGTTCTCCTTGCGGACTTATTGACCAGTTGGTGCCTTCTACTATAGGGTGGAACTATGGTTTGATCCAACAATACAGAGCTGCACCTTACTGTTGTTGAGTTGCATCCAACATGGCCTATGGTGCATTTTCGCTACCCACTCTGTAACCGACCATGTTCTTCTCAAACCTGTACCCTGTGCATTATGCTGGTGATGCGTGGATCCACATATCTTTCCCGTGCTTCAATGTTTATAGTTTGACGGGTAGTTAATGGTCTACAATCCATTGGTGCAGTTCTAAACTATATACCTACCACGTGCTACCGAATTTCTTAGTGAAATCTCTAACTTAGCCATTGTCGGTGTATGCGTAGACAATCTTGAACAAACACACTCCGTCTAATCTGCCTTCAAGGTCTGGCTATCTCTACCAGGACCGTAAGTATGCGTGATACGTACTAGCGAAAGAGTTGTGTCGGATCGGTTTTGGTGAAGGTCCAATAGGGTTGTAGGTGAACTCTTCCAGCTACTTCTCACGTTTACTACTAGCAGTCAGTAGTAATTCATTTAACTCGGGGGATCTAACCACTGAGCAATGTTTCATCTCTTCCGGCGCCGTGTCGTAGACATATTGAGCATGGGGATGGTCAGCATGTCTGCTGAGACTTATCTAGCCTTCATTTCGCTCCTGCTCACATCGGTGACAACAGGTTAATTGAGTGACTTTCGAATCGGCTGCACCTAGATTCACTCGTTCATCGTGTGCAGTCCGGGCCAAGCAAACTTGGCAATCAAATTCTTCATCTTTCGACCAATAATCGTTAACGATTACGGTGATGTAAGACAAGTCTTAAGAAGTATTCA